CGCCTGGGACGAATGCGACTGCGGCCTCCTCGCCGTATCCGTCGGCACGATCTATCCCACGGAGCAGTTCCCCAACCCGGCTCAAGTCCGCGTCAGCAATGCCTGCGACGCGCCCTGGGAAGCCGCCGAGATCATCATGCAGATCGTGCGCTGCGCCCCCAACCCGGACGACCCGCTGACCGCGCCGACCACTGCCGAACTGGACGCCTCCGCGCGGGAGGTACTGGCCGACGCGTACGAGATGATGCGCGCCGTCTCGGTGACGCTGTGCCAGATGAACCGGGACCGCGAGATCTCCGACTACCTAATGCGCCCGCTCACCCCGCAGGGCCCGGCAGGCGGCTGCGTCGGCAACGAACTCCGTGCGGTCGTCTCCCTCATGAGGAACTGACCATGTTTACGGTGTCGACGAGCTTCGACCTCAACCGCACCGCCATCCAGCGCATGCTCCGCCTGCCTGGCGGCATCGTCTACCGGGACATGGAACGCCGCGTCCGCAGAGTCGAAGCCGAAGCCAAACGCCGGGCGCCGGGCAGCATGGCCAACGGAATCCGGGTGCAGATCCATCAAGGGCCGGGCGGGGATTTCCGGGGCGTCATCCGCTCCACTCACCACGCCACGATATTTGTCCTGTATGGGACCGGTGTATACGGACCGACTGGCCGGAGGATCGTGCCTGTTCGAGCGCAGGCGCTCCGGTTCGTGGCGGGCGGACGGATCGTCTTCGCCAAGTCGGTCAAGGGTCAGAAGGCCAACAACTTCCTGGCCGAGTCCATCCGTGCTGCTCTCTGACACTCCGGAATGATCATGCGCGGGTGATGCCTACCGTCCCACCCATGACCGAGCTGCTCGCACACCCGAACGGCGTGACCACCACGCTCCCCACCATGGCTGCCGCGCCGCCGCCCGCAGCCCGCGACTTCAGCCGCAAACGCAAGCGCCTCACCTTCACCATCGACGACGACATCTTCGAAGCCGCACAGGCCATGCCCGCCGAGACATACGCCGAATTCGTCGCCACATACACCGGAGTCGACGACGAAGCGGGCACCCGGGACATCTACAAGGCCATGTCTGCGGCCCTCCAGCTCGTCCTCCTCCCGGAGAGCTTCACCCGCTTCGACGAACGCCTGCGAGACCGGGCCAACCCCATCGACCTGGAGCAGCTGACCGACGTCATCCTCTGGCTGATGGGCGAGTACGGCATGCGCCCTACACAGCCGTCGCAGCCCTCGTCGGATGGGCCTGCCAGCCCGGAATCTGGCACCAGCTCGACGGAGAATACGCAGCCCGAGGCGTCACCCTCGGCGACCTCCCAGCCGACCGCTTCCTGAACGTCATCTACGCCGAAATGCTGCAACGGCTGATCGTTCGCGAAGGACAGTCCGAGGAACAAGCGCGAGCCCGATTCGACGCCGACCTCGGGGTTTCGGCATGGGCACTGCCCGGCCGTGAACACCGCGACATCGAACCCGTCCAGGATGTCGGCGCGCCCTGGTGGTGGGTGGACGCCGAAGACGCCTCACAGTCCTTCCTCGCCTCGATGGGGGTGACCCTCACATGAGCACCCCTTCAGGCGGTCTCGTCGGCGAAGGCCATATCAACGTCAATGCCAACACCGACCCGGCCCGCCGCGCCCTCAACGATCTGTCCCGTCACGCCGACGGCCGCCTGCGTGACATGCGTGGCCGCTTCACCTCAGAGTCCCGCCTCATCGGCACCGCCTTCAACCGGGCGGCCGGAGGCGGCTCCGCCTTCAGCGGCACCCTGGAGAAGCTGAAGAGCGCCGCCATCGCCCTGTCCCCGGCGCTGATTCCGGTCGCCGCGCAGGCCGCACCGATCGCCGCCGGTATGGGCGCGGCAGCCGTCGCCATCGGCGTGTTCGCTGCCGCTGCGGGCGGCCAGGTCGCCGCACTGACGGAAGCATCCGAGGCGGAGAAGAAATACCAGGACGCGATCGCCGAACACGGCCGCGCATCCAAGCAGGCCGGCGAAGCGCAGAACGCGTACGTCCGCCAGGTCAAGAATATGCCGCCCGCCACCCGCGAGGCCGCCGCCGCCCTGTCGTCGTTCAAGGACGAATACAAGTCGTGGTCTGACAGCCTCGCCGGCAACACGATGCCCGTCGCGACGAAGGCGTTCGCCACCTTCGGCGCCGTCTTCCCGAAGCTGACGCCGACCGTCCAGGGTGCGGGCGTTCAGCTCAACCGGTTCATGACGATCGCCGCGGGCGGTGTCGCCTCACCTGCCTTCGACCGGTTCATGCAGTCGTTCGCCGAGTTCTCCACCGGCGCCCTGCAGCGCGGCAACGAGCTCCTCATCCGCTTCATGCGCACCCTCGACACAGGGAAGATCTCCGGCGGGTTCAGCACGTTCATGGACTACGTCCGCGACAACGGGCCCATCGTCCGCGAGATGCTGTCCAGCGTCATGCAGGCCCTCGCCAACATGGCTCAGGCCGCCGCGAACGTCGGGCCCGGCCTGCTGACCGTGGTCAACGTGATCGCCAAGCTGGTGGCCGCACTGCCGCCGGACGTCATCACCCACATGCTGCAACTCGCGCTCGCCATAAAGGCTGTACGGCTCGCGGCCGCAGCAATGGCCGTCACATCGGGCGGCATAGCTGCCTTCACCGCGTCGATCGCCGCGATGCGACTGGCGGCCGGCGGGGCAACCGGTGTGCTGCCGAAGCTGGGTGCCGCGATCGCCACCCTGTCGCGCACGGCGAAAGTGGCTATCGCCGGGACGGGGATCGGTCTCCTCCTCATCGCTCTCACCGAGCTGTCACAGCGGGGTCGCGCGGCACCGCCGGACGTCGACAAGCTGACCAGCTCTCTGGCCAAACTGGGCAAGACGGGGAAGACGACCGGCGAGGCGGCGAAGGCGTTCGGGTCGGATCTCGACGGCCTGTACGGCAAGGTCAAGTCCCTCACCGACCCGTCGACCACGGACCAGGTGCAGCAGTTCCTCGTCGGCTGGACGGGCTGGGACTCCACGCCCGTCAAGGACGCGAAAGAGAATCTCGGCGCGGTCGACACCGCGCTCGCCAACTTGGTCAAGAACAACCAGGCCGACCTTGCCGCTGCCGCAGTGAAACGGCTGACCGCCGAGTACGGGGCGGGCGGCAAGAACACGAAGGAGTTCACCAGCAGGCTCGACGAGTACAAGGGCGCCCTGGCGGACGCCAAGTTCGAGCAGCAGCTCGCTGCGGACGCCATGGGTCTGTTCGGTACGCAGGCGCAGCAGACGTCGGCGAAGCTCGCCGAGCAGAAGCAGAGTGCGGACGGGCTGCGGCAGGCGATCCAAGCTCTCAACGACGTGCAGCGCGCGGGGCTCGGCGGCATGATCGGTTTTGAGGCGTCGATCGATGCGGCGACGAAGGCCGCGCAGGAGAACGCCGGCGTGCTCAGCATGCAGGGTGGCCAGCTGACCCTGAACACGGACAAGCAGCGCGCCGCCGCTACGGCCCTGACGGATCTGGCGTCGAAGACGGACGAGGCTGCGGCCGCGAACCGCGAGTCGACCGGCTCGTGGCAGGGTGCCATCGGCATCTACGAGCGCGGGCGCCAGCAGCTGATCCAGAACGCCGTCGCCATGGGCCTGAACACCACCGAGGCCGCAGCGCTGGCGGCCCAGATCCTGAAGACGCCGAACAAGACGGCGATGCTGAAGGCCGACATCACCGACTGGAAGGCGAAGATCTCCGAGGCGGACAAGCAGCTCAAGACCGCCAAGGGGGAGAAGAAGGCCAAGCTCACCGCAGACATTGCGGACTGGAAGGCGAAGGTCGCCGCCGCCGAGTTGCAGTTGAAGGGCACGAAGGCCGACAAGCGGGCCAAGCTGACCGCAGACGTCACCGACTGGCGGGCCAAGGTCGCCGCCGCCGAACTCCAGTTGCGCACGGCGAAGGGTGAGAAGCGGGCAACGCTCAAGGCGGACATCACCGACTGGCGGCGGAAGATCGGCACCGCGCAGCTGATGATCAATAATCTGCCCCCGTCCAAGTCGACGACGCTGACCGTCTGGAAGATCACCAAGATTCGGACCGACTACGTCAACAGTCTCGCCCAAAGGGGCCAGTCGGTTCATGACGCTGTCGGTGCGACGGGCGGCCTGTTCACCGGGAAAGACTTCAAGCATCGGGGGCAGCACCTCGCGGGCGGCGGCCTCGTCAACGGACCCGGCACCCCCACCTCGGACGACGTGTTCGCGCCATGGCTGTCGAAGGACGAGTTCGTCGTCAACGCCAAGCAGACGGCAAAGCACCTGCCTCTGCTGCGTGCCATCAACGACGGCCGCCTCGGCATGGCGGCCGGCGGAATGGCCGGCGGCGGCATGGCGTCTGCGGGCATGGATGCGGGGCGAGGTCTCGCGTCTGGCCTGTCGGGTGCGGCGGCGCTCGTCCTGGCCGCAGCCAAGGTCATGGCTGCCGCGGTGGAGACGGGGGTGCGGCAGGAACTGCGCATCTCCTCCCCGTCGAAAGTCATGCAGGCCCTCGCGAAGGATGTCGGCGCCGGGTTCATCAAGGGCCTCACCGGCACGCGCGAGCAGATCTCCCGGACCGCGGCCGACATCGCCAACAGCATCACCAAGGCCTTCAGCGGGCGCAAGACCCGCATCGACGACCAGCTTGTCGCCGTGGTCGCGTACGCCAACTCC